CAGCGCGTATTACCACGTCGGCTCGGTATCAAACGGCGCGACGAGCTTCACCGACAACGCGCCGGAGGCGAACCTGCGGTCGCCCCTGCTTGATCCGGACACGGGCCTGCCGATGAACGACGCCGTCGTGCGAGGCTCCGACTTCTTCAAGTTTCAGTTCGGCCTCCAGGCCAAGGTCACGATCCCGCTGGGCGACGCGGAAACGACGGCGCGCAAAATTTACCGCGCAGAGAGCGCGGACTCGGTCAGCTCGTTGGTCGGCGAGCCGACCTTGCTGACGACGATCCCTGACAACGAGACCACGCTCTACATCGACAATGATGACAATCGGAGTCTCTCGGGCGGCGCGGGCCAGGCGCCGCCGGCCGACGTGTTTATCACCCGGTATTTCTTGACGGGCATCCCGGCGAGCGGCCCGGGCGCCATCGTCACGGAGATCCAGGCCGGCGAGACGATCCACCTGTGGGTGCAGGAGGACGACCTGGCGGCGCAGATCGAACTAGCGGCTAAGGAGGGCGGCGACGGCATCCACGAATACACGGTCGTGGACGAGTCGCTCACCACGGAGACGTCGCTCCGGCTACGGTGTCAGGTCGAGCTCCAGGCGTTCGGCCGGCCGATCAAGACGGTCACCTACGCGACGCGGGATACGAAAACCAAGGTCGGCCGGGTCGTGGCGTTCTCGTTGAGCAACCCGGCCATCTCCGGCAGCTTCAAGATCACAGACGTGCGGGTCGATCAGATCCATTTGGCGACCGGTCTGGTCGAGCGTTATACGGCGACCGCGTCGTCGGCGAAGTTCACCCTGGACGACCTGCTCCGGAAGGTGCTGTTGCGATGACCTTCGAGTGGATCGGTCAATTCGCGGAATGGCTCGCGCGGCCCGTGCCGCGCATCCGCATCGTGGATACGCGCTACGGCGCCCTGAAATGGGTCACGGTGCGGCTGCGGGACCTGCTGCGCGGCCGGTGGGATCCCTCGGCGAAGCTCGCCGTGCTGGGCCCGGGCCTGCATATTTATTGGCCCTTGTTCTCCGTGTTCATCGAGTATATGATCAAGCGCCAGACGGCGCCGTTGCCGACGCAGGTGATCACGACCACGGATAACCGGCAGGTGGCCGTCGCGGGCGTGCTGACCTATGATATATTTGACCTCGCGCTGGCCGTCGGCGAGACCCACGACACCGACGACACGATCAAGGATGTCGGCGCGACGTGCCTTTACGACGCGCTGGCAGATCATTCCTACGATGAGTTGCGGGCGATGCAGGGCCGCAGGCTGCACTCCACGCTGCGCAACGAGGCGAGAAACGAGCTGAAGAAATACGGGGTGAACGTGATCGCGTTTCGGCTGACGACGTTCGCGGAGACCCGCGTCTATCGTCTGATCCAATCAAGCTGGCAGGAGGGCGAGATCCTGACGCCGCCGGAGGTGGAGCGGTCGTGATAAGATTTGCCGACTGACGTGGCGACGATACCGCGCGAAGGAGAAGCGATGAATTACGACCTGATGGAGCGGCAGCTGACGCTGCACGAGGGTGAGGAGCTCGCGGCGTATCAGGACACCGAGGGCAACTGGACTATCGGCTCGGGCTACAACATCGACGACCGCGGCTGGGACTTCCTCGAGGAGGTGATCGGCCGGCCGGTGTCACACCTGGAGCGCGAGCAGGTCCGGATTACCCGCGAGGAATCACGAAAGCTCCTGCGGGCTGACATCCGGCGCCTGGAGCCGATCATCGTAAGTTTGCTGCCGGAATATCGGGATGCCGACGAGGTGCGGCAGCGGGTTGTGCTGGACATGGGCTTCAACATGGGCCGTCGGGCGTTGAACTTCCGGCGGGCCCTCGAGGCCTTCAAGCTGAAACAGTGGTCGCGCTGCGCTCGTGAGCTGTATCGCTCGAAGTGGGCGCATCAGGTAGACGACGGCGAGGGCGGCCGGTTCGGCCGGGCGGACCGCCTCGCGAAGATGATCCTCACCGGTCAAGAACCGAGCGATCCGGACTGGATCCGGTTCGTTCTTAAGGGAGGGAGCTAGCCCATGCCTCACAAGACCGTGCGGTGCCCGAAGAAGGGCTGCCGCAACATGAAGCAGCCCGACGCGGAGATGTGCAACGAGTGTCGGCTGAAGGAGCGCCACGCGAGGATGGCCGAGCGCAAGATCTGTCCGGGCTACGAGGGCCACCCGTGCGGTCTGACGAAGGACCCGGACTCGACCATGTGCAAGACCTGCCGGCAGCTCAAGGAGGGCGAGGAGCGCGACGCACGCCAGCGCGAGGAGCGTGAGCGACAGGCCGCGGCCCAGGCGCGGCTCGCCGCCGGCCAGCCCACGCCGGAGGACAAGCTGCGCGATGAGAACACGGAGCTGCGCCAACAGGTCACCCACCTCGAGACCACCCTGCGCTCCTATCGCGGCCAACGACGAATTGAGGACCGGCTGGTGGATAAGCTCGCAGAGTTCATCGAGCGCAATCCTTACCGGCCGCAGCTGCGGCCCTACGCGCCGCGCGGAAGCGACGGCAAGGCCACCGCGCACGAGATGCTCGCGCTGGTCAGCGACGCGCACTACCCGGAGGTAGTGGATCCGGCCGCGACGATGGGCCTCGCCTACGACGGCGACATCTGCATGAAGCGAATGCAACGCCTGCGCGACGTGATCATTCGCTACAAGGACCTACGCGCGTCGGCCTATCCGACGCGGAAGCTCAGCGTCGCCGTCAACGGTGACATGCTCTCGGGCGTGATCCACGAGGAGCTGGAGGTCACCAACGCGGAGCCGATGGGCGAGGCGATGGTCAAGATGGCCTACGCGCTGTTCGACATGGGCACGGCGCTCGTGCAAGAGTTTCCGGTCGTGGAGTTTGTGGTGATGCCCGGCAATCATCCGCGCTTCGAGAAGAAGCCCCGGTTCAAGAACAAATGGAACAACTGGGAATGGGTGATGGGCAAGTTCCTCCAGGGCCTCGCGACGGCCAGCGGGTTGACGACGCGTGAGAAGGGCCGGATGCTCGTCACGGTGCCCAAGGATATCGTCCATCGACACGAGATCTTCGGCTTCAAGGTCGGCATCTCGCACGGCGACAGCGTGAAGGCACAGTCGTTCGCGGGCATCCCGTGGTATGCGATGAAGCAGCGGCAGGACGCGATCCAGGCGCTGCTCAAGGACCTCGGCCAACCGCAGCTCGACATGCTCGTCTACGGACACTGGCACCGATTGATCTACGACGAGGGCCAGGGTTGCTCGCTCGTGATCAACGGCTCGATCAAGGGCGGCGACGAGATGGGGATCGCGACCCGCTACTCCGCGCCGCGCGCCGTGCAGGGGCTGCTGACGTTTCATCCGAAGCACGGCATGACCGACCTCTCGCGCATCAATCTCGATCAGGTGCGCTAGGTATGAGCCGTGTTCAAGCGGTGGCACTGCCAGTCGTGCGGCAACGTCGTGGAGCGCGACGAGCTGACGCCGCTGCCGAAGCGATGTGGGCGGTGCGGCGCGGCCGGCCGGTGGGACGAGCACGGACCCACGCTGGCCCAACTGCACCGTCGCGGGCTGACCAAAGCTGACGTGGTCTTTCTCCGGGTGCAGGGCATCGACCCGGAGATCAGCGAGGAGGACGGAGCGTGAGCGATACGCAGCGACCCGCGGGCATCGCGGAAATGGAGGAAGCGGCGGCCCTGGTCTACGGCGAGCGTCAGGACGATTACGGCACGCCGCGCGAAAACTACGCCGGGGTCGCCAAGGTGTGGAGCGGCATCCTCCAGCGAAAGCTCAAGGAGGACATCACGCCGGACGAAGCCGCGCTGCTCATGGTGGGGTTCAAGCTGCAGCGGCAGGGCATGAAGCACAAGCGCGACAACCTGGTGGACGCGCACGGCTACCTGCTCGTCTACAGCCGCGTGCGGGAGGAACAGCCGTGAGCCGCGCGTGCAAGAACTATTCGGGCGTGACCTGCGACCGCTCTTGCTTCATCGGCCCGAGCTGTGCGGAGCACGAGCGGCGGCTTGAGGCGGAGACGGAGCGGTCGCGCGCCGCGATCCCCGCCTCGTTTCGCCAACGCATGCCGGAGCGCTCCGACCGGCCCGCGATCCAGGACCTCGTGATCGCGGACGTGGAAGCGCGCAAGCAGGAGGGCCTGCGAAAATACGGCACGTTGCTCCAGGCGTTCAACGGCCGCGACGCGCTCCTGGACGCCTACCAGGAGGCGCTCGACCAGATGGTGTATCTGCGCCAGGCCTACGAGGAGGCAGTGGAGCAAGCATTCAAAATTCGGGAGCTCATGGAGAACCGGCATGCCGCTCGTGCTGTTGACGACGGCGATCCTGACCCTGCTCGCGGCGGGTGATTTCTGGGTCCGCACGTTTCCCCGGCTTCCGTCGGCGGGCGACCGGGTGATCGTCATGTGCCGCGTACCGCCCGCCGCGGAGAACCGCTCGCTGCGGCTCGGCGTCGAGGGCTGGACGTCCTCGGAGTTTGGGCTGGAGGGCAAGAACGCCCCGGCGATCCACGAGCGCACGTTCGACGGGATTCCCTGCGAGGCGGGCGCCGCGTTCTGCGAGGTGCGCCGCGCGGACGGCTCGGTTCGACGCGCCAGCGCGTACCTGAACGTCCGGTGCCCGTTACGTTAAGCGGCGTAACGGGCGTGTCGTTCGACGTGACCGCGGGCGTGTCGCGCGTTGTCCGCCGGACCCACGTCGCTTTCCTAAGCCGTTTAGAATCAAGCGCTTAGCGATTTTCGGCCCGAAAACCCTAAGGATTCGGGCAGGTCTCATTTTGTCCCTAAATCCTTGGTTCTCAAGCGCTTAGGACCGCTCAAAATTTCGCGTTTCCCCGCCCCGTTATATACAATGTGATCGTTCGTTGACAACGTAATCACGTCGCACGCGGCCGAGGGTTGACGCCGAGCGCCAATGCGATAAGACGACGTGATGCGCGACGCGGGGTGCCAGGAAGCTGAAAGTTGCGAACGTCGGCCCCGCGAAAAGGTCAAGAACGTTTCATAATCAAATACACGGCAGCCTTCCAGAACGTCGTCGGGTCGGAGCGAACGATGCGCGCCCGCGCGTCGATTACGCGACGATGACCCGGCCGCCCGTCAATTAGCGCATCCTGACCGGAACGCACGTCGAGTGCGAAGCGTCAAACGGAGTAACCCGCGAACGAACGAGCGGCGGCCCGCGGGCCGCGACAATCCTGGAGCAGCTCAATCAGAACCGGAATCGACCGGTGCGAGCTGCGCGCTCCCCGCGCTGTGGCGCCGTGCCTCACATGCAAACCTGTTGCGGCGAAATCGGCGGGCTCCCCGAGCCCGCGCGAAGCCAGCCGCACGACACAAATGACGAGGACGTCCCGCGGCTGAGACGCGGGACGTAAGTCGGGCGCCGGCGATGATCGCCGGCGCGCGGTTCCAAACCCGTAAAAAAATGAAGGAAAGAAGGAAGGTAGACAATGACGATCATCACCGACAAGCACACCCGCTTTGACCGGCAAGTTTACAGCGCGCTGTTCCGCATCACCCGCAACCACCGTCGCAGCGTGTCGCACTACGAGGTGGCCCGCTGGATGTTCGACCGACCGAACGGCCGCACGTTCGACCGCGTGCTCGCGTCGCTACAGCGCTTGTGGACGTTCAATTACGTTAACGAGTACGGAGACTCACAATTTCGGCCAGGCACCGGGAGGACAAGATGAAGACGACGCTGGAACGCTGGCTGGAGCAGCAGAAGCTCGAGCGCGAGCTGGCCCTCGAGCGCCGGACCCCGTTAACTTCGTATTGAAGGAGGGAAGGACAATGAACATCATCACCCGCATCACTCGCATTTGGCAGGCGCCCGAGGAAAATGACCTTCTCGAGGCGAGCATCGGCGACACCGACGCAGAGGTGTCCAATCTGAAGGATCGCGTCGAGGTCCTCGAGGACAGCCTGCCCGACGACCTGGACAACAACAACAACCTCGATGAGCTGCGGCGGGATCTTGACGAGGTGCGCGAAGACCTCGAGGATTATCCGGACGTCGATCAGCTCGTGACGGCAGACGACGTGCCCAGCAACGACGACTTCGAGTCGCTCGGTGAGCGAGTCGACGCGCTGAAGGAACGGGTCGATAATATCGACGGGCTGCTGGTGACGACGGTCAACCGGCAGGCGCTGAAGATCGCGGCGTTGCAGACGAGGATCGACCTGCTGAGCCGCATCGTGATCAAGGAAGGGAGGACGTCGTGACGATCAAGCCGATGCTCGCCATGCCGATGCACAAGGGAAAGATCAACGATTGGTCGGACTGGGCTATCGAGGAGAAATACGACGGCCACCGGCTGATCATCTACGTCAACCAGGACTACGACGTGCAGGCGTATACCCGGCCGCGCAACCGCGCGGGATTTCCGAGCAAGGAGATGGCCGAGCGCGTTCTGCCCGAACATCTTCGGGCAGAATTGGGCACGCTGCCGACGGGCGTTTACGACGGCGAGCTGCTCGGCGGCGGCACATCGACCGACGTGACAAGACTCGATCTGCAATCGAGTCTTCGCGTCGTGCTGTTCGACGTGCCCTCGCATGCGGGCACGTATGACGAACGGCGCAAGGCGCTGGCGAAGGCACTTGGCGAGCCGCAGGCGTCGCGACGATACGTCACGATGACCGACTCGATCAGGTTGTCAAAGCAGAGCGATGTGGAGCAGATCGTCAAGCACGTCTGGGCCCGCGGCGGCGAGGGCGCGATCCTGAAGCGACGTGCCTCCTCTTACCAGCCCGGTAAGAGGAGTGCAGACTGGATCAAGGTGAAGAAGTGCCAACACGCGACGCTGACGGTCGTGGGCTTTGAGGCGTCGCGCGGCACGGTGCGTCATCCGGGCCACCCGTTCGCCGTCGTGCGGCTGCGCGACGACCGGGGCCGCGAGACGACCGTGAAGACGAAGGATGACCACGAGCTGCGACGCTTCGAGGAAGAGTGGAACAAGCCGTGGAACGGACCCCGCGGTGTGGCGGGCGCTCGGCCGATCACGTCGCATCCCGCGATTGGCCGCCGGCTCGTGATCGAGTATCAGGACATGACGCGCGACGGCGATTACCGGCACCCGCGGTGGGATCGGTGGGAGGAGGAATGAAATGGCGAAGCTCACCAAATGCGAACGTAACCGCCACGAGGCGTTCATCCGGGCGCGTCAACGCGCGATGAACGCGGGGCTCGACGTTGATACGGCCGATGCCTGCGCGCACCGCGTCATGGACATCTGGGATCCGGAATATACCGAACGCGAGTGGCTCGCGTTCATCGACGAGGAGATCACGCGTCATGCCCAACCCTAACGACTATCCCGTTACGGCGGAGACCGTCGCGGCCGCGAAGGCCGCGCGGGACGCAGAGCTCGCGGAGCTCATGCGTCGAGTGCCCGGCATCATCGTTGACGAGGAGGGATACGTTTACATCATCGATCCGAAGCGGACGGTGCACTGATGTGGTGCTGCTGGATCGCGGCCATCGTCGTGCTTGCCGGATATCTCTACGCGGAGTGGAGAATCCGTAAGGGGTGACGGGCGCGGGCCGTCTGCATCGGCGGCGAAAGCCGACGGGGAATTTTGCGCGACTCACGGGTGCGCAGAGGTTGCCGTCGGCCCGCGTTAAACCCCGGGGCCGGTCCGAACGCCGGCCAAGCGGGACCGGCGCGCATGCCGCGCGCCGTAGGTAGGAGGGACACGTCATGGACATATCGAAGGCCAAGGCCGCCATCGTCACCGCGCAGGGCGAGGTCAAGAAAATCATCGAGACCATCGGCGCGGCCGTCACGAAGGGCGACGGCTCGGACATCAACGGGTTGAAGTCGCTGGCGAACGCGAACGCGGCGCTGACCCGCGCGTCGGAGAAGCTCGACGACGCGGTGAAGAAGACCCAGCCCAAGGAGAAGAAGGCCAAGGGCGAGAAGAAGAGCAAATAGCGACGTGCAACGGGGCGCGCGGCATCGGGCCGCGCGTCTCCTCGCGTGAAGGAAGGAGGGACGTATGTATCGACGGAGACGCTTTCGACATACCTTTGGCGGGTCCGCGCCGCGCGCGTCGAAGCCCGCGATCTCCCAGAAGCAGGTGATGCCGAAGAAGCGGCGTAAGTGCAAGGCGTGTCTCGGCTGGATCAATCCGGGCGAGACGGCCGTGAAGCTGCGGCTCGCGTCTCGCTACCGGCACGTCGCCTGCACGACGTGCCATCAGAAGCCCGCCGGCACGAAGATCTTTCACCAGGGCTGCGTGCCGACGGACGTGAACGCGGCGATGGGCTTCGACCCCGCGCTGCACGCCGTCCGGCCCGCGGCGCACGCCGTCGCGCCGCCGTCGAAACCGCCGGACCCGCACGAGGCCGCGCTGGCCGCGCTCGCCGCGCTGCAGCACGCGCTCGTGCTCCGGGCCGCCCGCAAGGGCGACGCGTTCGTGAAGCAGATCGAGGGTCAGTTCAAGACCGTGCTCAACCTGCAAGCGCGGGCCGTGCGACCCGGCACGCCCGCGGAGGGCGAGACGGCGACGTCCGTCGCCTTGCAGCGCATCGTAAAACTCGTGTTTGACTGAAGGAAGGAGAACGACCATGTCTACCGATCTCATCCGCACCCAGCTTGAAACGGGCATCGCGCTCGGTTCCCTCCGATCGCTCGTGAAGGCCACGGCCGACTACCCGATGCTGCTCATCGACGTGAGCGGCTCGATGCAGTACACGCTGCGCGCGAACGGCAAGTCGCGCGTCGAGGCGCTGCGCGAGATCGTCGCGCAGATCCGGCAGGAGCGCAAGGACCCGATGATCGCGTTCGGCGGCCGGGAGACCGAGGCGCCGCGCTTCGTAGACCACGTGCCCGACGCGGACGGCGGCACGCCGCTGCACCTCGCGATCACGCTGGCCCAGCAGCACGGCGCGACCCGGCTCGTCGTGATCAGCGACGGCCTGCCGGACCTCCAGGACGAGGCGATGGCCCGCGCGAAGGCGTTCGGCGGCCGCGTGGACGTGGTCTTCGTCGGCGACCCGGGCGAGCCCGGCAGCTTCTTCCTCGATGAGCTGGCACGGGCCACGGGCGGCCAGCGACTCGAGGGCGACCTCGCGCAGCAGAAGCAGCTCAAGAGCGCGGTTGCGGGGCTGCTCGAAGGCGAGGTCGAGCCGCAGCGAGCGCCGATTCAGGGCGTTGGATTCGTCGCCGAGGAGAGCGAGCCGGAGGAGCCGGAGGAGCCGGAGCTGGAGGACGAAGACGATGAGGAGGACGATGATGACGATGACGACGAAGACGACGAGTGAGCTCGCGATCCACGTGCGGGACCTCGCCGCCGCGTTCGGCGTCGAGATCATCGTGCACCGTGGCGAGCCGGACGACGCGCAGGCGCTGCTGGCGCGAACCAGCAAGCGGCGCGCGATCCGCATCCCGCCGATCATCGACGAGACGGGCTACGCGGTGGCCCTGCACGAGCTGGGCCACCACCTGCACCCGCTCGGCTTCGTGGACAAGGAGCAGGGCAGCCCGCGCTACCTGGCGACGGGCCGCCCGGCCACCCTGCGGGACGCGCGCCTGCGCGTCGAGTCGGAGCGCGCCGCGTGGGAGTGGGCCCGCGCCGCCGCGCTCCAATGGACCGACCTGATGCAATCGGTGCAGAACATGACGCTCGGCGGCTATGAGCAATTTTTGCACAGGCTAGAAACCGGAAGGAGGAGATGATGCGAGTAAAGGTGCTCTATCCCGACGCGGGCTATTACGACTCGGAGCGGATCATCGGCTGGGCGCACGACGCGATGGTCAACGACGCCGTGGACGACCACGTCCGGCGGCACGGTCCGCTGCCGGACGACGACGACGCATTCGCTGCCATCGCGCGTGCCGTCAAGCTGCCGGACCTCGAGGACGCGATGGACTACCTGGCCGACACGGGGCGAGCGACGTTCGCCCGCGTGCAGCCGGAAATGTGAAGGGAGGAGACGATGGGAAAGCTGTTGACGTTGACGCCGAATCCGGTGCTGGAAGCGTTGCTGGAGACAACGCGCGGTCCGAACTGGGACCCGCGCGACTACGGCAACGGCCTGCTGCCGGCGAACTCGCCGCGGCAGTCGTTGACGTTCAAGTGTAACGCCTGCGGGGTCGAGGGCCCGCTCGCGGAGATCGACACGGTGCACGAGGTAAGCGACAACCTCGAGGTCTGCGAGGAAGCGCAGCTCTGTCCGGTCTGCGGCAGTCCCGACCTCGTGGTGTTCGAGGAGGGTGAGACCATCGTGGCCAGCGGGGTGGCCGTAAATCGGATGGGCGACCAGCCGGCCCTGCGGTCGATGTCCCGGCCGTGCTGGCCGAAGGAGCAGCACGCGTCGAAGGCCGCCGCGCTGGCGCAGCTGCGCAGCATCACGCGGCGCGGGCTGCAACGCAATCAATCGCTGCACGCGTATCGCTGCACGTGCCTGCATCCGGACACCGGCGCGCCGGCGTGGCACGTCGGTCACCGCGGAGGAAGGAGATGAATCATGAATGAAACATGGTGCAAAGCAAACACGTCGTTAGCAACGTCAAAGGTGGAATACTTGACGTGGCATGAGGCCGACAACATGCTGCTCGCGAACGAGGGCAATCGCGTCGTCAGCGAGGCGGCGGTGCGCCGCTTTCGGCTGATCCTGCGCACGCCGAGCGGCTGGCGGCTGACCAACGACGCGGTGGTGATCGACCGCGAGGGCAAGGTGCGCAACGGCCAGCATCGGCTCTTTGCGATCAGCGCGGAGCGCGTCGAAGCGCCGGGCGTGCCGCTGCTGGTGATGCGCGAGGCGGATCCCGACGACCGCTGGGCCTACGACCAGGGCCGCAAGCGCGGCGCCGCCGACCTGCTCCAGATGCGAGGCAAGAACGGCACCGATGCGCACGTCGCTATTGCCCGCAAGCTCGCGCTCGGTCGCGGCTTTCCGACGTTGCTCGATGCGGTCGAGTTCACGGTGCGCTTCTGGCCGGCGATCAGCTTCGCCCACCGGATCGTCCATCGTTACACGGGTGAGCCGAACCTGCGCGGGCTGTTCAACTCCGGCGCGGCCGGCGTGGTCGCCCGGGCGCACGTCTGCGGCGTGCCCGTGGAGTCGCTCGAGCGATTCGTGATCGTCGTCGCCCACGACGGCATCGGCCGGCGCTTCGCGGAGCGGGACGCGCCGCTGCGCTGGCTGCGCGAGCACGTGCTCGGCGAGTGGAATCGCCGCGGCATGCGGATCAACCAGAACGACGTGTTCTGGGCGACGCAGACGGTGCTGCATCATTGGCTGCACGATGAACCGTTCAACCCCGAGCAGGACGCGATCCAGTGCGAGCACCTGTTTACGTCGCCCCGGCTGAAGTGATACCATGTCAGCCCTGGTGGATCAGTTCTGTCCGGCGTGCGACGCGCCCCTGATCGCGGTGGACGGCCCGGTCGTTCACTTCGCGGAAGTGCGTCGCGCGACGTATCTCGTGTGCCTGCGATGCCCGTTCGTCACCGAGGTTGACCTCGAGACGGGCGCGCTGACGGACGCTCCGGGCCTGACGGTCGCCCATCTGTCGGACGGACAGGAACATCCGGAGCGCTACGTGACTCCGGGTCTGGCGGTTGACCGGACCCGGGTTACCACGTTTCGTGAAGGGAGGAAGGAATCATGAAGATGACCCGAGCGTGCAAGGACTGCGGCGAAATTTTCGGCCTCTGGCGGGCGCGCTGTCCCGCCTGCGGCACCGAGGTGCCGGCCGATGAGCGCGTAAAGTATCTCGAGGCGCGGGCCGACGAGAGCGCGCCGAAGAAGCGTAAGCGCAAGCAAAAGGAGCGCGCGAGGGACGAGTGCATCCTGTGCTATCGGCGCGGCGCGAAGGAGCAGTGTCCGCACTGCGAGGAGCCGGTGCACCGCAACTGCCGCGTGGTGCACGTCGAGGCCTGCGCCCGGTTTCAGGAGGAGCTGCGCGAAGCGGAGCGACGGCTGAACGCGGCGGAGAAGAAGAACCGGCCGCCGACGGAGCGCGAGGCCGAGCAGCCGGCGGACTCGGTGCGTCGGGTCGTTGATGCCGCGGCGCCACGCACCGCCGTCGGCGACGCGATCCGGCGGGCGCTGGAGCGGAGACTATAATATGCGTCAAGCGGTGGAGCGCACGTTTCGAAAGGAGGACGATGATGACGTGGAAACACGCGGCGGCCCTCGCGGCGGGATTTACCGCCGCGATCCTGGTCGCCGCGATCGGTCGAAAACGCGTCATGCCCGAGCGCTGGCTGGATCGCGCGCCGGACCTCCAGGTGTCGGACGCCTGGCGGCGCGCGCATGCCTACGAGCTCGGGAAGGAGGGAGACACGCCGTGAAACGCAACATGCTCTTCTGGACGGGCTGGACGATATATCTCTGGCTCTCGTTCGCCGCGGTGGCCGGGGGCCAGGAGATATCCCTGCCGGCGGGCTACGTGCGGCCGACCCCGACGCAGGCCATCGCGGTGTTCTTGCGTTGCTGCGGCGCGCAGCGCGCGCCCGCATCGGCGATTGCTCCGCGGGAACCGCGCGCGGTGATCCTACGTGCGCCTGCGCCTCGGCGACCGGAGCGCGTGCCGACGCTCGCGGAGATCCCGTGGGCGCAGCGCGAGAGCGTACCCTGGAAGCACGTCGGCCCGGCGATGACGCCCGTGGTCGACGTGCGCATCGTGCGATAAGTAATACGCGTTGACGTGGGCCGATTCCGTCATATAATGGGGTCGACCCCGTCACGTCGCATCGAAGGGAAGGTAGGTTCATGTCCGAAGTCACCCCGTCAAACAAGGGCATCGCTCTCGTTCCGGGCACCGTCGTCGAGCTGGCGCTGGACGGCACGGTCGTCTACGTCGAGAACGTCTCCAACAGCTACGCCGCGGTCGTCGCCCTGCCCGACCAGACGCAGTCGCAGGCCGGACGCGCGGATGACCGCGTGTTTACGCCCGGCCGGGTCGGCGCGAAAAAGCTCTCGCCATTCGCCGGCGCCAACCGGATCATCGAGGTGCCGGATCTTTCGCAGCGCAACCGGGAGTTCATCGGCACCTACGAGACGCTGCGCGCGCAGCACGGTCCCAATTACGTCGATCAAACGGAGGAGGAACGCGCCGCGATGAGCGTCAAGAAGGTCAAGCCCGACAAGGAGACGCGACGCGCCGAGCGCGAGGCGAAGCGCGCGGAAAAGAAAGCCGAGCGCGAGGCCGCAAAGCAGGCGCGTAAGGAAGCCCAACAGCCCCGCATGCTGCAACGTTGCCAGACATGCAACGAACAGCCCGGCCACCCGAACCATCCGGGCGACCACGAGTTCGTGCCGCCGCCCGAGGAGCCCGCCACGCCGAAGGCGCCCAAGCCCCGCGCCGCGAAAAACGACCTGCCCGCCGGGCCCTTCCGGTGGGTCGGCACAACAGATCAGCTCAACATGCTCGCGGCGATGAACCCGAAATACAAGCCGAACAACTCCGGCACCGCGATCATCGAGGCGATCCGCGCGAAGCTCGACGACGGCGCCACGCTCGACGACGTGAAGAGCGCGCTGGCCGCCCATCCCAAGTGGAACGACGTGCCCGAGGAGCGCGTCAAGATCGCGCTCACGCAGCTGCTCAACGCGAAGCTGGTCGAGGTCGTCGCGTGATCCCCACCCGCTCGCACGTCATCATCGAGGGCCCGGACGGCGCCGGCAAGACGACGCTGGCCCGCCGGCTCTGCGACGCCTACGGCTACGAGTATCATCACGAGGGCCCGCCGCCCGAAGATGCCCTGCATCACTACGCCCGCCTCCTGACCTCTGCCCCGAAGCCCACCGTGTTCGACCGCTTTCACCTCGGCGAGCTCGTCTACGGCCCGCTCCTGCGCGGCCAGAACCGGCTCGGACCCGGCGGCATCACGCTGATGCATCGCCTGATCCGGGCCCTCGGGATCAACGTCGTGCTCTGCCTGCCGACCTGGGAGACCTGCCTCGACAACAACCGCCGGAAGTCGGAGATGATCAAGGACGATGCGACGCTGCACGAGGCCTACGAGCGGTGGATCCGCGTGTTCATCTCACACAACGTCAATCTCCAGCGCTACGACTATACGCGTCCGGAGGACGGGCTGGTGCTGCGTAAGCTATCGGCCTGTCCGCCCGGCGTCGTCGGCAACCCGGAGGCGCGCTACCTGTTCATCGGCGAGCAGCCCAACGGGACGCTCGACCTGCCGTTCTTCAGCACCCACAACTCATCGTTGTTTTTGAACGACGCGTTGCGGCAGGCCGGCTTTCGCGAGAAGGATGTCGCGTTTACCAACGCCCGCAACGCGCGCGGCGAGACCCGCAACCTAGTGGACCTCGCGGCGCTGATGCCGAACGTCGGGGTCGTGATCGCGCTCGGCAAGGTCGCCACGGTCGAGTGGTCGCGGCAGGCCTGGGAGACCGGCGAGGCCGAGGAGCCGACGTGGATCTTCGCGTCGGTTCCGCATCCCCAGTTTTGGAAACGCTTTCACGCCCGCGAGCCGGAGCAATACGTCGCGCGGCTTCACGCCGTTCGTAACCTGCTGGGGAACAACGATGTGGCATGACCTTTGGCTGAGACAGCTGTCGAACCTGATTCGGCACGGCGAGACCGTCGGGCCGCGCGGCAAGGGCACCCGCGAGCTGCTGAACCAGCAGCTGCTCATCGAAGACAGTGCGCGCTGCCTGATCGACGTGCCGGCGCGCAAGCTGAACTATCGCTTCGCGGTGGCCGAGTGGCTTTGGATGATGTTCGGGCGCTCGGACGTGGCGACAATCGCGCAATACAACTCGCAGCTCATGCACTACAGCGACGACGGCGTGTGGTTCACGGGTGCCTACGGGCCGCACCTCTGCGGCCAGTGGTATCGCGCGCTGACGAAGCTGCGGCAGGACACGTGGACGCGGCAGGCGGTGATCGAGATCCCGCGACCGCGACACCTGAACACGAAGGACGAGCCCTGCACGCTGTCGCTGCACTTCCTCGCGCGCTGGGGCCACCTGCACTGCATCGCCACGATGCGATCCAGCGACGCGTGGCTCGGGCTGCCCTACGACGTGTTCAACTTCGCGATGATCCAGAACTGCCTCGCGGGCCAGCTCGGGCTCCAGCGCGGCTGGCTGAGCATGAACCTCGGCTCCTCGCATCTTTACGATGAACACGTAGACGCGGCCGAGACGCTGCTGCGCGACTACCGGCGCGACGACGCGACGATCCTCGAGATGCCGCCGCTGTCCGGACGGCCGCCGGCGTGGCTCGAGGACGTGCTCGTGCATCGGGAAAACGCGGTGAACGGGCATCGACTCGCGCTGCGCTGGTCGAAGACCGACGAGTGGGCACCGTTCGCCGACGCGCTGCTGGCGTCCACGTCAGACCGGGCCCGCGACGTGCTGCGCGCGTCGCACAACGCGCTGCGGGCCACGCGATGAAGCAACGCGGTATCGATCCGGTGGCGCGGCTTTTCGTTATCTACGGACTGTTCGACGGCGAGCAGCTGCGATACGTGGGTCGCACAAGCGAACCTAGAAGTCGTCGTGCTGATCATCTTCGTCGCTGGCCGCACCTGCGATTCGAACCGCTCTGGAATTGCTGCGGAATTTTTCGCGCTCGCGTGATTGAGCGCGAGCTGATCCAGCGTTTTCGACCGACCTTGAACATCGTGCAACCATTTCGACCGATCATCTGTAAGTCCTTGAATCTAAAAGGGTTAGATCATTATGTATAACCCTTTTAGATTCAACAACTTACAGGATCACTCTTCTGTATTAAAACAATACATTTGGCCTAGGAGCTGCGTTCGTGACGCGCAGAAGGGGTCGATACGCCCCGGGGGCGTGTTCGCAGCTCCCATCGACGCCTGGCGCGTCCCGGGGCGGCTGGCGTGACGTTACAGCCGGCCCTGTTCGACGTTCACGACTCGGGGGTCGCGTCGCCCCGTGAACGCGCGCTGGCGCGGCAGCCCGGGCCCGAGGGTTATCAGCCCGAGCCCCCGCCGGACCTGCGCGGAGAGCGCGCCGTGATTCTCAACGCGGAGACCAGCGGGCTGCGCTGGTGGGACGAGGACCGCCCGATCGGCTGGGCGTATCTGTTTCCGGAGTCCGGCCGACGGGGCTACCTTCCCGTGCGCCACCGGGTTGGGCCGAACCTGCCGATCGAGCAGGTCACCAACTGGCTGCGCGGCCTGCGCGGCCTACGTGTCGAGAACATCAACACGAAGTTCGACTTGCACATGGCCCGCGCCGACGGCGCCGACCTCGTGGAGCAGGGCTGCACGTTCGGCGACGTGGCCCACCGCGCCGCGTTACTGGACGACCACCGGATGCGGTTCAACCTGGACCAGCTCGCGGCGGACATCCTTGGCTGGAACGTGGAGGCGACCCCGCTCGGCAAGCTGCCGCCGGGCCTCGAGAGCGAGAAGGAATTTCAGCATCTGCACGCCGGGCTCGTCGCGCCCTACGCGGTGCGCAACGTCGAGCAGGTAGAGGCGCTGGTCCGCGCCTTCGCGCCGCAAATCGAAGCGGAAGAGCTCGGTGAGGTGCTGGCCCTCGAGGAACAGATCATTCCGGTCGTCGTGGAGATCGAAAAGAACGGCTGCTACATCGACCTCGAGCTGCTGACGCAGTGGCATCAGCAGGCCCAGGAACAGCGCGAGCGGCTGCTGTGGGATATTTATCAGCAGACCGGCGTGCTGCTTGACAGCGCGAGCTCCGGGCCGCAGCTGCAAAAGCTGTTTACTGCGTTGAAGATCCCGTTCGACTCCCTGCCGCGCACCCCGAAGAACCAGCCCTCCTTTACCGGCATCGCGCTGGGCAACATCAAGCATCCCGTCGTTGAGCAGCTTGTTCAGATACGCCACCTCACCGACTTCATCTCCGATTATTCGGGCAAGTATATCCGCGCTGCGCGCGCCGACGGCTGGCTGCGCACCAACCTGCACCAGCTGCGCGCGATGAAGGGCGACGGCGACGAGGCCGGCGCGCGCGGCGCCGTATCGGGCCGCTTCAGCAGCGCGGGCGACAAGGAAGGCGGCTACAACCAGCAGCAGGTCGTATCGGTTGATAAGCAGCTGGAGCGCGGCTGGTGTCCTGACTTTCCGGTGCGACGGGCGTTCTTGCCGGGCAGCCCCGAGGAGCGTCGAGCCAATCCGACGCTTCGCTGGTTCGCCGCCGACGCGAAGCAGATCGAGTATCGGCTCTTCGCTCACTACACGAACTCGCCGAAGATCATCGGCGCGTATCACGCCCCGCCGCCTTACAAGTTCGTGCAGGTCAAGGGCAAAGACGTGCCGGTCACCGGACCTGACGCGGACTATCACGTGGTCGTGCAGCTCATGCTCGAAACGGTGTGGCCCGACATCGGCCGCAAGCGCACGAAGAACACCAACTTCGCGAAGATCTACGGCGCCGGATTGGTAAAATTTGCCTACATGCTCGGCATGATCACCGAGGCTCAGTTTCAGGAGCTCTATCCGCTGGGCAAGGACGCGTGGAGCCGGTCTGAGCTGATTGAGGCGAAGAAGCTCAACGACCAATACAACCAGATGTTTCCCGAGGTGCAGCCGCTGCTGCGCAAGGCGTCGCGCACCGCCGAGGAACGGGGCTACGTGCTGACCCTGTTGAAGCGGCGGGCGCGCTTCGGCGATCGGAACATGCGCTACCACAGCGCGCTGAACCGCATCATCCAGGGCGGCGCGGCGGACGTGAATAAGCGCGTTCTCGTGGAGGTTTATCGGCACCGCAAGGAGCTGGAGATCACGCTGCGCACCACGGTGCACGACGAAGTCGGCGGCGACCTTCATAATCCGGAGCAGGCCGCCCGGCTGCTTGGCGTGCTGAACTATCAATATTTTGATCTGCGCGTGCCGATCCTCTGGGACCTTGGCTACGGCGCTAACTGGGCCGACGCTAAGGAGCACTCCACGAAGATCGAGCCCGACTTCGTGCTGATCAACCACGACACGACGAAGACCGGCGCATATCACGAGGACCCGAATAATCCGGAACGATTTAAGATTACGAACACCAACAACAGAGGATGACATGCGGGTGCGTCTCTTCGTCGAGATCGAGATCAACGAGCAGCAGGTCGTTGCGGGCGCGACCGCCGCAGCGCCGAACGTGCCGGCGGACCAGATCCTCGCCGCGCTGCCGAGCAGCGTCATGAGGGTCGTGCAGGCCGTGATCCAAAACGCGCTGCCCGCCGTGGAGACCGTCGGCGTGGCAAACATCCCGGAGCTGATCGCGCCGCTGGTTACGCCGGTGCGTTTACCGTTGCCGTCATGAGAGAAAAGCGGCCCGTCGACTCACTGATCCTCGCGCTGCGCGCGCTGCCCGGCGCGGAGATCATCAAGCACAACGACGCGTCCACGGGCGGCATTCCGGACATATCGGCGACCTTCGGCGGCTACACCTCGTGGCTCGAGGTCAAGCTGCTGCGTAACGGCCAGACGCTCCGATCGGAGCTTGAGGTGCGCCAGCTCGCGACGTGCCGGCGGCTCGAGCGCGGCAGCGGCACGCGCTGCTGGATCATCGCGTTCCGCGCGCCGGGCCGCGCGCAGCACACGCTGCTCTACCGGCCCACGCGGATCCGGTTCAAGGACGACTCCGCCGTCATGATCCTGCCCGAGCCGCGCGAGGTCTACGCGAGCCTCGGACCCGGCAACCTGCTCGAGCTGGCTAACGCCGGCGTGCTCGCGCTGCGCGGCTTCGCCTACGCGGAGATCGCGACGCTGATCAGGTTAACTCACGTGAGCGCGCGATGATCAAAACCTTGGTCGTCAACACCTACGCAGGCTCGCTCATCCTCGGGGCGCGGGCGCTGCCGGACGCGGAGATCATCGGCAGCTTCGAGGACGTGGGCTACGGCAGCGCGATGCCGAAGGCCAATTTTCCGCACCTACGCTTCGTGGACCACGTCCGCGACTGGCCCGACGAGGACCTGTCCGACGTGATCGTGCTGGCCCACCCGCCGTGTGCCGCGTTCAGCCAGCAAAATATTTCAGCATCTAAGCGCGGCGTAAATACCGCGGCGTTTGACTGCACTCGAAAGGTGATGCGCTATTGTTTCGGAAATGGATGTGCGGCGCTTGCGGTCGAGAGCGTCGTCGGCGCGATGGCCGGCGGTTGGGACGTGCATGATCATTTTGCAGAAGCCGGCGGTTACCACGTGTATCGCGTGCTGAAGAACAGCATCCTGCTCGGCGTGCCGCAGTACCGGGAGCGCTTCTGGATCGTGTTCGTCCGCAAGGACCTGGCCGATCCGCGCATGGTCTGGGTCCTGAGCCCGCGGCTCGTTACGATCCAGCATTGCTTCGATGAGCTGCGCCGCGCCGGCTGCGGCGACGTCCCGGTGCGCGGGCTCGCCCGGAGCGTGGATAAGCAGGTCGCGCGGGTGGTAAAAGAATCTGGCCTTTCCGAGGACGACGCCCGCGCTGCGCTCAACCCGAGCTTGACCTACCGGCGCACCAGCTACGCGCGCATCCTCCAGGCGCGGCACTTTCCGGACATGACGCACCACCAGGTGTGTAAGAAATACGTGTCCGCGTTTTCGTCCGCCCAGCCGAGCTTTCTCGCGCCGGGCGGCTGGGCGCCGGTGCTCCTCGGATCGTCGCTCTGGCTCTACGGCGGCGTGACGGCCAGCGAGGAGCAATACAAGAGCGTCATGGGCTTTCCGCCCGACTACGTGTTTCCGGAGAAGGAGCGTCCGCACCTGCGCACCTACCTGAGCAAGGGCGTGTGCCCGCCGGTGGCGACGTGGATCCTGGACAACGTGGCCGGTCACCTGGGTTACCAGCATCGGCAAAGCGAGTTCACCCGCGCTGACCGGGCGTTCGTCAAGGCGTGCGCGCCGGGGCACGTCGTCTCATTTCGTCCGGGCAAGCAGGCGCTCTTGTGGTATTATGAATCGATGTGGCGCCGCGGCGTTACGTGGGACGACGAGCTGCCCGCGCTGCGCCGCGACGAGGAGGACATCACGACGTAGGAGGGAAGGATGAAGGGACAAGATGAGCGCATCGCCGCGGCCTTCCGCGAGCTGTTGCGCGAAGGTATCATCGAGTCGCCGTATCAGGCGGCGCCGCATCCCGAGGCGAGGCTCGCGGAAATCTTCAAGCAAACCGTCGCGCGACTCGGCGGCGGTTGCTTTTCCATCAAGGGGGCGCGGCCGTGAAGATCCTCTTCACCGGCTTCACGTCGCGCACCATCGGCAGCGACCGCAACGTCTACGACTACCTGTGTAACGTGGACGTGCTGCGGCGCGTGCTCGAGCGGGCCGGCCACGAGGTCGACCAGCGGCCCGTCTCGGTCATCACCGACCCCTGCGTCGAGGAGGACTACGACTGCGCGCTCGTCGGCGTCGCCGCGATGCAGGGCCTGTCCTCGAGGTATCGGCTCGGCGGGCTATGGACCCTGCACCGGTTCGGAAAGCGCGCCGGCATCTTCCCGAGCGACGGCAAGAACGTCGGCGTGTTTCCGTCCAGCGTGCAGACCGCGACCTATCGCGGTCTGCACTCGTGCGGACCCTTTCCGGCCTACCTGCTGGGCGAGGGCCTCAAGGAGCGCAATACCATCGTGGAGCACGAGCACGGCGAGCTGATCAGAAACGAGCTGGCCGACGTGCTCGAGCGGCTGCCGCAGACCGACAAGCTGCGATGCGAGTTTCCGATCCTCGTGCCGGTGCACCCGTGGGGCCGGGCCGGCGCGTTCGGCAGCGCGTGGGGCGGCCAGGCGACGGGCTGGGATCCGACGCAGGTCGCCGTCGAGATGCAGTTCGGCACGAAGTTCGAGGCGCACTTCGACGGGCGGTTTATGTGGGCCCGCGACGTGCAGGAACGCCAGCGCCGGTGGGTCCTGTCGAGCCTCCAGGACAACACCCCGTGGGTCAAGAAGATCAAGCCCACGTGGCCGGTGCTCGTCGTCGGCAACAAGCGCATGGCGAAGCTCGGGACCGCTATCGAATACGTGCCCGAGTGGGAGCTGATCAACACGTATTACCGCACGAGCTGGGGTCACCTCGCGTTCAGCTACCCGCTGGCCGAAGGCGGGTGGTGGCGGATGCGATACATCCACGCCGCGCTGGCCGGCTGCGTATCGCTGCCCGGCGAGCTCGACGCGGCGGTGATGCCGCGCGCCTTCAAGTATTCACGCTGGGACGTTGAACGCGCCAACGATGAACGACTCGCGGCCATCGCGCTCGAGCAGCACGAGGCGATCAGGAGCACCGCGTGGAGCGTTGACCGCGCCGTGGACACCGTCAATAACTTCGTGAAAGGACTGGTCGCATGCCCGGCTTCTTCGACGTGCTGAGGGAGCCGCCCGTTCCCTATCCCGGGGACGAGCGGTATCCGCTGTTCAACCGCATCAGCCTCGAAACGATCAGCTTTTGCAACCGTCGCTGTTCGTTCTGTCCGGTCGCGTGGAGCGACCGCGGCCAGACGCACATGACCGACGCGCTCTACGAGAAGATCGTGCGCGAGCTTCACGAGCTGAAATTCGACGGGGTCGCGCAGCTGTTCTTCCTCAGCGAGCCGTTCATCGATAACACGCTGAAGGCCAAGGCGCGGGCGTTGCGCGAAGCGTGCCCGGAGGTGAGCATCTACATCTCCAGCAACGGCGACGTGCTCGACCGGCTGTGGCAGACCCGCGGCCCGGCGCACGCGCTCAAGCTCCTCGAGGAAACCTACGAGGCCGGCATCAACGTGATCAACATCAACAGCTACGATCCGGGTCCCGAGCAGCTCGAGCGCTACCAGGCGCTGGAGCTGGCCGCCCGCGAGCAGCTACACGCGCGTCATACGGAACACAAGTATCGGCATCACTCGCCGCGCGGTCGCTACCTGTGCATCACCGACATGCGCTTCGAGGAGCGCAAGGAGGAGAGCGCGGAGCGCGTCAAGGGCACCGACATCTTCTACATTCGTAACGCGAAGGACCGCAAAGCGCTCGCGGACAAGGGCGAGAAGGTGCCCCAGCTGCACTGCATGAGAACGCAGCGTCATCTGGTGGTGCTGTTCGATGGCCGCGTGCCGATCTGTTGCGCCATCGACCCGAACGACGCGAGCACTATCGTGGCGAACGCGAACAATCAGACGCTCGAGGAGATCTGGAACAGCGAGGTGTTCTTCATGTATCGGACCTACACGCAGCGCGGCGAGCGCGTGCTGCCTCATTGCCAAACCTGCACACATCGAATGGCATTCCCTCATGTTGTTCGGAAAGTATTGCCGAGAA